ATAAAAAGTATCAAGGACCACAATATGCGAATAACACGACAACGGGTGCAGGACTAAGTTGGGCACAAAACGTTTCTAATGTACAAGCATACTATAAAATAATTAAAAGAAATCCTAAAGCTACGACATCAGACAATAAAACAATTACTGAAAAAATACAAGTAAATGCAAACACATATGCAAACGTAGTGGCATCTACCACTGAATACACGTTATCAAACGGCACAAAAATTATTGAAACAATTTCAAAAGAGTTTGCAACTTATTACGATTATGAGATGCAATTAAATGAAGATAAGAGAAAAATAAAGTTGTTAAAGCCAGAGTTTGCTGCTGACGTGGTAAAAGAGTTTAAAGATATTATTTCACAATGAGCCTAGAACTTTTAGATTCAACTCAGTTTAGAGTCAAAGAGATAGTGGTGTACACTAAAGGTGGACCCATGATTATCACCTCTCTTTTTGATGAGTTAAACATTTTTGATTCATTATTTTTACCTATAATGTCCGGCAACATATTAATTACGGATTCTTTAGGCTTATCTAAACGTCTGAACTTTGATGGTTCAGAAGTAATAGGAATTGACATTGAAAAGTCTGTAGATTCTAAACTTGCGTCATTCAAGAAATCATTCCGAATCTATAAGCAAACTGATCGTAGAAATGTAAATCAATCAACGGAAAAATATATCCTACACTTTGTTTCGGATGAACAGATTTATTCTGACCAACAAAGAGTTAATCAAAGCTATCAAACAAAATACTCGGACGTAGCCAAGAAGATATTGAACAATTATTTAAAAATACCCAATACAGAAAAGGGTCTGTATGAAGAAACATCAGGCATTAAAAAAATAGTTGTACCAAATTTGAGTCCATTGGAAGCAATTGAATGGTGTGCAAGGCGTTCTGTAGATGAAAGAAACTCACCGAACTATGTGTTTTTCAAAAACTCAATAGGATATAATTTTGTGTCTCTTTCAACATTGCTTACAAAAGATTCTATTCTGAATATTAATTTTTCACCAAAAAATCTGACTAAAAATGATCCTTTGATTGAGATGAGTAACGCAAGAAGTTTTGAGGTCATTCTACAAAATGATTCTATAGATAAAACAAGAAGTGGTGTTAATGCTGGTAAGTTTATGGGTTTTGATCCAATGACTAGAAGCTTTGGAGAAATAGGCGTAAATTTCCAAAGTCATTATTCTAAAATGAAACATGGCAATAAAAATGCAAATGCTACCGAGATTGTTAATAGAGATAAAACATCAAACTTTACGACATATGATTCACGCAAAGTTGTGAGTTTGTATGGTAGTCAAAGAAAGAATAGCACATACATTAAAAAGTATGAGCCTGAATCTATTTCTAAAATTGAAGATTATGAAAACTTTGCATTTCAAAGGAAAGCAATATTTAAAAATCTTGTTTCCAAAAGATTGAAGATAGTCATGCCAGGTAACTTTCAATTGACATCGGGCTTCAACGTCAATTTTACAACAACTGGTTTTAGTTTCAAAGAATCAAACTCTGAAAAACAAGATGAATCTATTAGTGGAAAATATTTGATCGTTGCAACCAGACATATCATAACCACAAATAAACATGAAACTATAATTGAAGTTGCTACAGATTCCACAAACGATACTCAATCGTATGTGAGTAACGCACAGCAAAATCAAGCGATTGAGGGTTATTCTAAATGAGTGATGTAGCTGGCGACTTTGCTGGTAAGAACGGCTTTATTTGGTGGATTGGCGTTGTAGAAGATAGACAGGATCCACTGAAGCTCGGTCGTTGTCGTGTTCGTTGTTTTGGTTGGCATTCTGGTAACAAAATGCAATTACCGACAAACATGTTGCCATGGGCTATGCCAAGCATACCAGTAAACACATCAAGTGTTTATACACCAAGAGAAGGTGATATGGTGTTTGGTTTTTTCATTGATGGTGAGAATGCACAAGAACCTGTAATGCTTGGCAGTTTTCCAAGTATACCACTTAAAGCTGCAAATGCACAAGATCCATTTATGGATCCGAGAACATCTGCTCAACTTGCTTCTGCGCCAGTTAAGCCGTATGAGTCTGCTACAAATTATCCCCGTAAACTGGATGAGCCAACGACATCTAGATTAGCAAGAAATGATTCTGATTATCCTTCAGAAATTGTGGCTGCAAAGAAAAGTAAACGAGCAAGTAAAGTTGAACCAGCATCGTATTATGCTGCAAAGTATCCGTACAATAATGTATATGAATCTGAATCGGGTCATGCATTAGAATTTGATGATACCAAAGGTGCAGAACGAGTTCACGTTTATCATCGCTCTGGCTCATATACAGAATGGGGTCCAGAGGGTGATCGTGCTGAAAGAATACAGAAAAACAAATATACTGTAGTTGTCGGTGACGATTCTCTATATGTTCAGGGAGACGTTAAGATTTTTGTTGATGGTGATTACGATTTAAATGTTACGGGCGACATAAGAGTGAACGGTAAAACAATTAACCTGAATCAGGGCACCATGGGCGCCGCACGTATCGGAGATACTTCAGATACTGGAGATCAAGGCACCGGTAGTGATACTGATGTCAATTCGGCTGGCACCAATAAGATTGAAACTGGCTCAGGCACGGTATTCATCGGAGACTAAGATAAATAAAAGATGGCTACAACAATAACATCTCAAAACCCAAGAATCCAATCAGAGAGAACGTATCGTGATTTGGATTTAAAGTTCACTTTACACCCTGTAAAAAAAGATGTGTCTAAACACATCAATGAATACGCAATAATAAACTCAGTAAAAAACTTAGTTTCTACTAATTTTTTTGAGCGTCCATTTAGACCAGAAATAGGTTCCGGTGTAAGAGGTTTGTTATTTGAAAATGTTGACCCATTAGTTGCTGCTCAGTTGGAACGTGCATTGGCTGAAACAATTACAAATTATGAGCCTAGAGTTTCAATTTTAAATATCAGAGCGCAAGCATCACCAGATGAGAATCGTTATGATGTGACTTTAACATTTTTTATTATAAACAATCCTAATCCAATCACAATTGATTTCTTCTTAGAGAGAATTAGATAAAAATGGTAGACCGTTTAAGAGTAACCGAACTTGATTTTGACACGATCAAGCAAAACTTAAAGACATTTTTAAATCAACAATCTGAGTTTACAGACTATGATTTTGAGGGTTCTGGTCTATCAGTTCTATTGGACCTGCTGGCATATAATACTCATTATCAAGCATACTACTTGAACATGGTAGCAAATGAAGCGTTTATGGACACAGCATTACTTCGTGATTCTGTAGTTTCACACGCTAAAACGTTAGGTTATGTTCCTTATTCTTCTAGAGCACCAAGAGCATTAATTAACTTTACTGCTAATACAAATTCAAACACTGCGGCATCTTTAACGATACCAAAAGGTTTTCGTTTTCTTTCAAATGATATTGATGGTGTGAGTTACAGCTTTGTCACTTTGAGTGATACGGTGGTAACAAAATCAAATACAAGCTTTACATTTTTAAATCTTCCAATTTATGAAGGTCAGTTGTCAAGTTATTCGTTTACTCATAATCAGGCAACAAATCCAAAGCAGATTTTTACATTGCCAGATAACAGTGTAGATACCACAACTTTATATGTAACCGTTCAGCCATCATCAACAAATACCGATTTTTCTGTATATACTTTAGCGGCAGATGCAAGTAATACTACCACACAATCTGAAGTATTTTATCTACAAGAAGGTAGAGCACAGAAATATGAAATCTATTTTGGTGATGATGTAATTGGTAAAAAGATACCAGACGGCGCAATCGTCAATATAACTTATCTTGTGACAAACGGCGATGCTGCAAACAAAGCAAACAATTTTGTAGCAACACAACCTCTTACAGATTCATTAAACAACAGTTTGTCAGATTTTATAATTGATTCTGTTAGTGAAGCTGCTGGTGGCGCAGAACGTGAGTCTGTGGACAATATTAAGTTTGCCGCACCACTTCAATACACAACTCAGAATCGTTTGGTAACATTTAGTGATTATGAAGCATATATTACAAAGAATTATCCTTCCGTAGACTCCGTATCAGTTTGGGGTGGTGAAGATGAAACTCCACCATCATTTGGCGTTGTTTACGTTGCTCTGAAACCAAAAGAAAACTATTATCTTTCCGACGCAGAAA